TCCAAATGGGTATTCCTGAATGGGATGCAAACACTGAATACCAAGCTAACCAATCTTATGTGCAAGATGAAGATGGTGAGATTTACCGTGCAACTGAAACCCATACAGGTGTCAATCCTAAGTATGATACTGCAAACGTATGGGAACAACCCTTCTCATTCGATGCTCTAAAAGAACTTGCCACAGAAGAATCTACAGGTGTTGTTCGTAAAGCTGCTCAACAAGATATTGATCAGGGTACTCCTGGTTCTATCTTTGCAGACCCTTCACAGATTCGACAACTTGTTGAGAATATTAATGCATCTTGGATAACAGGCGGTGTTCTTTCGAGTGGTACGTTACCAGATGCTACAGAATCTGATAAAGGCGCTGTGCGTAAAGCACGTCAATCAGACATTGACAATGGTGTTGGTGATGATCGTTTTATTAGCCCTCGCCAGTTGAAATCCGTAGCTGATGATATTAAATCAACAACTGCTGGTGTAGCTTTATCAGGCAATCCTGTGATTACAGCAGGTTCTTCTGAGAATTATCAAATCACTAACTTCTCATCTTTTGATACTTATGAAGTTTCTATTGAGTTTGATAACGGTGGTACTGGGAATGTCTCTATTACGGATGATCTAATTTCTGTAGATATTGATGCAGGTGCTACTGGCGGGGTCATTTTAACAGTCACTAAAGGAAGTGTTTCTTATGACTTTGAACTTGCTATTGGTTCCTCCCAAATTAACCGTCCATCTATTATATTCCCTGTAAACGGTGCTACTAATATGCCTACAAATATCACGTTAGAATCTTCAAACTTCACAACCACACCAGCAGGCTTTGACACACATACTGCAACTGATTGGCAAGTAGCTACTGACATTACGTTCAGTAATGTTATTGCAGAG